TTCCCATTCGTCTTCTGGGTCGTCGTCCTGTTGCTGCTGTTGCGCCTGGGCGCCTTCGTCTTCGGGAATCAACGAGCCAAGGTCTTGCTCCTGGCCACCATCATCAGGACTGCCCTCTCCTTCATCGCCAAAGGCCCCAGCCAAGTCCAGTTCGGCGCCTTCGCCGCCTTGCAGTTCTTCATCCATCTTGATCTCCTTAGAGCAGGACTTCCTGGCCTGCGCGGTATGTGAAAGTCGGCGTTCCCGTGTTGTTCACGGTGCGCAGACGTGTGTAGTAGCCGGCCGGCACGAAACCCGACACGACTGAGGTTTGCGGCTGGACGCCTTGGATAGCGACTGCCAGGGTGTAGGTCTGGCCCAGCCCAGCGATAGCGACTGTCTGCACGTTGGCCGTGAAACCGCTGTCCGACGCAATCTCAAGGATCACGTCACCGTTCTGGCCGCCAGCAATGGATGCAGTGGCTGTGATCTGCACCGAGTACATGACCAGGGCGCTGCGGGTCGTGGACACCTGGAATGCCGTGTTCAGCGTGCGCGATGCGGAGGCTTGGGAGGCCGCTGGCGTGGTCGGCAGCGTGGCAAGGGAGCCATCGCCGCGGACATACTGCGCTGTCGTACCTGCTGGCGTGTTGAACTTGCTTGCCAGGCCACTGGTCAGTGCGGATGTCGTCGCATAGCCTGCAAGCGTGGTCGTCAGGCCTGGACTGGTCACATAGGCGGCATCGTTTGTGAAAGCGGAGACCGCTGTCGGGAAGGTTGCCAACGACCCATTGCCACGCAGGTACTGAGCCGTAGTGCCGGATGGATTCGGGAACTTGCCATCCAGAGCCGCCTGCAGGCCTGTGGTCTTGCTGATCGCCAATGATGGGATGCGCGCATCAGCAAGCACCCCGGACACCACATCTGCAGCGTCGTGCGTGTGTGCAGCAGGCGGAAAGGCAACTGGCTTGTTCAGGATGGCCGCATAGCCACTCGTTGCAGCCCAATCAGGCTGCACAAGCGCCGAGTTGAGCACTCCGCTCGTGATCGCCACGTTCGCACCCAGAGTCACCCACTCCGGTAGCTTGGTCGTGACGTTGTAAATAAAAAGCCCGTCTGTTGACGGGCTGTCCATGAGACGGCGTTGCCATGACATGTCGGTTGGACTTCGCTGATCCACCCCGATGTCGTAGGGCGCAGCAAAAGCCGACGATGCGGCAAGCAGAAGCAGGGCGAAGAGCTTTTTCATGAGGGGAGCTTGATCCATTCGTTCATGCCAACACACTGCAGCGCCAGGCCGTCGCCGGCATAGACCGTAGACGGCGGCTCGGACTCCATCAGTGCACCAGGGAAAGACAGCGCATTCACGCCCACGCGGAACAGCACGCGAACAATCGTCCCCGACCGGTCTGCGGCTCCGTTGGGCAGCGCGATTTGCAGAGATGCCAGTGCGCCTGAACCGTTGACGATCAGGGTGATGACGCGGTGCTCAGTGTCCACGTGCACCATTGATGCGCTGGCAGGAGTGGCCTGCTGCACATAGGGTGCGAACATGGCTGATACCTGATCCAGCGTGGTGTACTGGGCCAATGCGGGCGAGCCGTCCTCGTTCTGAAGGAACACACGGCCATTCGGCATCAAGTCTGTTGCGTCCTTGTGCACGATCAGCACCATGGCAGGAGATGTCATGCCACCTCCGGGTAGATCATCTCGCCAGAGTCGAAGCGCACCGAGAACTCGTCGCCTCGAATAACGCGTGCGCCGTAGCTGCCAGTCACATAGACGGGCGGGAATGTGTCGAATGGCACGGCCACCATAGTGATCAAGCCTTCAATGCGCTCCAGCACCTTCACAACGTCTGACCATGAGCCAGGTTGCGCGCCCTGTTGAGTTCGGCTCGGGCGATCTTGCTGGTTTCCATCACCGCCCTCAGATCGCCCTTCAGCTTGTGGAGCATCTTGATCGCCAGCCAGCACTTTTCGCGGCCGGCCTCGTCGTTGGCTTGGCTGTTCATCCATTTTGCGGTCCATTCCTGTTCCAGGGTTTCAAAAGCCTCTTGAAAGAGCTCACTCTCAAGCAGCCTCTTGGCCTCTTCGGCCCGGGCAATCTGCTGCTCTGGGTTCATTGCTGCGGTCCTTGGCGTGGCTGCATGGCGCGGGCGTTCGCCTGGGCTGCTTGGGCCAGCATCTTTTGCTCTTCAAGGCGCTGCTTGTTCTCAGCCTCAAACATCGCCACACGCTCAGTGCTCTGGATCTTCTCGCGCTCCACCACCAAGCGGGTTTGGTTGTCCATCTGCGCCTTCTGCAAGCTGGCCTGAGCTTTGACCTGCTCGGCTTGGATCAGCGCCTGGGCTTGAGCCTCTGCCGCCTGAGCAACAGGATCCTTCTGCTGGCCCTGCTGTTGTCCTGACTGCGGGAGCGTGATGAACTGGTCCGCATCGCGGTAGCCCATGGCCTCCACCAGCCGTTTCGCTGCGTTGAACACGTTCTGTGGCTGCACCATACCCAGTTGCAGGAGCTGCTGTTGCATCCCCATGACCATCTGCATGTTCTGCACCTGCTGCTGACGGCCGAATGTGCCGACGCCAACAGAGACAGTCATGTTGTAGCGGTTCTTCCACTCGCGCGGATCGATGGTCAGCCACCGGCCGTTGATCTTGACCTGTTGCGACTTGTCCTGATGCTGCGTGACGTTCTTCAGCATCAGGTAGTACATGCGCTTGAAGCCTGTCTCTGCCAGCACACGAGCGATCAGGCGGATGCGCTGCACGCCAGCGTTCATCAACGCCTGCACACCTTGCGAGCCCACATTCGTTTGAGACAGGCTCTCGGTGTTCATCGCCGAGTTCATCTCAGTCACGCCAGTGCGGGTGTCACGGATCTCATCGAATCGGTTCATCAGCTCCAGGCCCTGAGCTGCGATCGATGGCGTCATGATCTCGCGGATGGTTCCAGCGGCCTTGACACGAACGATGCCGCCGACACGCGGGGTCAGCAGCTCATCCATGTCAATGATGCCGTTCTCAACAACCTCCTTCATGGGGTTGTTGGCTAGGTAGGCGTTGTTCAGCACCTCACGGGTGAGCGAGGTCTTGATCTGCTGCAAATCCTCCACCAAGTCATACATGCTCAGGCCCTGGATTTTGTAGGGCATGAGGATTGGCGACATCAGCCAAAACGGATGGTCATCCACTACATCGTTCTCGAAGATGACGCTCAGCACCTTGACCACGCGGCGATACTCGGTCTTGCCATCGCCATCGAAGTCCACACGCAGGTAGCTTTCCGACAACCAGACCTTGCGCTGGCTCTCGTCAATCGGCTCATTGCGCAGCGGATCGGTGTCGTCGTAGTCCATGCGCGCCGCTTCGTTGTCGCTGTAGCGGCTCATCTGGTCGGATGCCAATTGGGCGATCTGGCTTTCCTCGTAGCCCTGTTCCCGCAGATAGCTCAGTGTCACCTCGCGGCGGTGCTCGATGAAGTGGCAATCGCTCAGGACGCGCGTTTCCTTGCTGACGCGGATCTCTTCCGGTGGCACGCCTTCATTGCGGAACTGCGTGACGTTCTCAGCGCGCCGGCACACCACATCGAACAGCGGCACAAGCTGAGGCGGCTGACCGGGTTGCGGCGGCACGGGGGCAGGAACCATGCCCGTCTCGTACTGCTCAACGATCTCGATCTCTGGGTCACCCTCCAGAATCTGCACTTCCTGTTGCGTCAGACCGGAATAGCGCTCCTGGCGATAGTCCTGCGCCTCTTCGACGTAGCACTTGCCCCAACCAGTGCGGGCGATCAGCGACGACTTCACCGCGTCATGGATGGTAGTGAAGCCGTCTTCGTTCTTGCGGTGGATCAGGAAGCCAATGTAGTTCGTGGCGTCCATGCACGCCTGCTCATCCTCGGGAGAGTCAGGCTCGAAACGCACGATGTCATCAGCAGACGCGAACGTGTCCATCAGCGCGGGCATGGCCCATTCCACGGTATCCATCAGGTCCTTGGACACCACGCGCGAGCGGCCATCGATCTCGGACGCAGCAAGGCGGCCCTTCGCCTCGCCGTAGTAGTACGCGTAGGCGTCGTCGCGCTGCACGTCCGTCAGGTCATCGGCGCCAATGGCTTGCCGAGACTGGCGGTCGATCAGCACACAGAGTTCACGATCATCCATTTATTGGCTTCCAGTCTTGTGCAGACGGCCTTCTTGCGCATCACGATCTCGGCCCCACTGCTTGAGCAGGCGCGCACCTTTGGTCCGCTGGTCGCTCAGCTGCGCGCCACTCAGGGCCACAGCCTCTGCATACACGCCAGAGGGGATTGCGTAGGTGCCGAAGTTGCCAACGTAGACGTGGGCGGCTACTGCTTCATCCATTTATGCGTATCCCATGTTTTTGTAGACCAGCTTCTTGCGGGTCACAGGCTCTTCGTATGCGACTGCCATCAAGCCAAATGCATCAGCACCGTGGCTCGACCAGTCGTGTTCTGGGCCTAGGCCGATGCCGCGCTGCTCGTCTCGCTTCTCGTGATACCAGCCCAGCGCCTCAAGCCCGGGCTGAGTCGTGGCCTCGTTGAACCACATCGATCCGAACAGGCGCCGGCCTGCTTCAATGCGAGCCTTGGCAGCGCCCTTACCCTGGTTCGGCACGACCGTGACCGTGTAGCCCGCTTGCCTGAGCGCGGACTCATAGGAAACGTCGTGCACTTTGTCTTGAGTGGCGCCATCGTGTGGCAGCCAGATCTGGGCCTTGTCGTAGCTGTGCTCTCGCATCCAGTTCAAGTGCGATGAGAGCGGCTGGCCCACTTGCTCGTAGTAGTCGAGCACTCGAATCTCTTTGCCAACGAACTGAGCGATCCACATGGCAAAGGCATCAGCCCTGGCGCCTGTGCCGCCAATGTCCACGAATGCACGCAACGTCATCAGCGGATCAGCAGCCACACGCCCGATGCGGTTCTGCTGCCTTGCCTCTGCGATGTGTTTTGCGAAGTACGCGCCTTCATTCAACGTCGCGTATCCACCTTCCCAGATGTGGTCGTACTGCTCCGGTTGCATGCGCAGGCAGTCAATGCGCTCGTCTTCAAGCTCTTGTGTCAGCCATGGGTTGTCGCGCCAATTGGCCTTGACCACGATGGCCTTGGCAGGCTTCTCGCCACCACGGAACATCACGTCCACAGCATCGGACTTGCGGCGCGGGTTCCATGACCACCACATCTGCGAGCCTGTCGCGCGCATCGTTGGTCGCAGCAGATTGATGCTCGTCTTCGTTGCGCCGTGCGCCTCTTCCCACCATGAACGCTTGAAGCCTTCCAGCGACTTGATGCTGTCGGCCGTGTAGTCGTTCATGCCCTTGAAGATGATCAGACCGTCGCCAGGCGTCTGGATCACGTCCTTGAACACCTTGAAGCCGTCTGCTTCACTCAGTCCCAAGCGGTTGAGCTTCGTTTCGATCAGCAGCTTCGAGGACTGAGCCAGATCCTTCTGCACCTCTCGGATGCATACAGAGCGCAAACCTTCACCAGACTCGCCTGGCTCTGCAAGACTGTCCTCAATGAGCAACTCAGCGAAGAAATGGCTCTTGCCACTGCCTCGCCCACCCCATGCAGCTTTGTCGCGCGCAGGCTCAAGCAGCGGCACGAACACGCGCGCCGTCTGCAAGTCCAGTGTGCTCATTTGGTTGGGTCTACGATGGTCCGGCGGACCTGTTGGAACTTCACTGGGCCGCCACCGTCGCCAGCGTGCTCTGTGCGGTTCAGCTTTGGAGCTGCGTACTCGGCGAGCTTGGCAAGAAGGTCAAGGGCCTTTGCAGGGTCCGGCTTCACATCGCCTTCACCCTCGGCAACTTGTCTCAGCCACTTCCCGACATTCGCCTCGTTGTCCTCAAGAAGCTTCTGCACAGTGGCCTTGAATTCGCGCGTCACCTTGTTCGTCGCGCCCTTTGGCTTCCCGGGGTTTCCTTTGGCGAACCGTCCCGTATTTTTCGGTTCGTCGCTCATAGAAATATTTCTCTTCAACCTGTTGACGCAGTCTCATATTGAGACTACATTAAACCCATGGCGACACGTTGAACGCCACAACCAAGGGGATCGAAATGTTTGCAATCTTTGTCCGTGGCAATGGCGTCGTGTTCAGCGGATACCTCTACACCCGTGCAGACGCTGAAGCAGAGTTCGAGAGGAATCGCTCCTGGCTTGCTCTGGTTCATCCAGATGCCAAGATCGTTGAATACTCCAGCACGCTCGAAGAGCAACGCAAGAAATGGGATGCTGACGATTACACAGGCTGGTACGACGGCAAGTTCTATCTGGACTCAGATGGCAAGCTGCACCATTCGAGCGATCTGCCCTCGACTACACCCGAAGATGAAGATGTCTACAAGTACGACTGACATGCAGATCATCAAACTCCCCGAAATCTCCACGCCGGGCCTACTCAAGCTCATGCGCGATGTCGCTGCAGAACTTGAGATGCGCCTCTCTCAACCTCAGACGCGGCTGGAGCAGCCCATCCAGCAGGTTGTTACAGTGCGCGCTCCTCCAGCACATGAGCAGGACTTCTGCCTGGTCGTTGCAGAGAAGCTCAAGTCTGGCGATTACATCAGAGCTTCTGAACGAAACCGTGTTGCTGAAATAGCCGAGTCCTTCCACGACTGGGTTGTGCGGCAAGGGCTTCCAACAACACACAATGCGGGCGACTGGAAACGTCGCGGAGCATTCATGTCAGCCCCAAGAGCAAAACCACGATGAACACTACTGACCTACGCGCCTGGCAATCTCGCCATAGCTACACATACAACACTGCAGCGGAGGCGCTTGGCATGAGCCGAGCGACCTACGCGCGCTATCTCTCGTCCGCCGAGGTCTTGCCCCGGTGGCTTGCTCTGGCATGCGCAGCTATTGATGCTGGGCTTGCTGTTGCTTGATGGGTGCAGGGCTAAGCACTCGGAGGAGGAGGGCTTGAGGGGTTAGTGCCGCCCTGCGGAAATGAAAAAGCCCCGGCCATTTCTGGTCAGGGCTTTGTGTTGCTCGCACCTATCCCGGCGCAAACCGGGACGTTCTAGTGCTGTTGCTAACGATGGCTGCCACGTTACCAGAATCATTTGCGAATTGCAACTGGCTTTGCGCGGTTTTTCAGCATCGTTCTGGCGTCATGCACCAGTTCGTTCAGCGCGTCCATCGTGACGCCCAAAAGCTTGGCCGCTTTCCTGGGGTTGTTGGCGTAGACGTACCACCAGCGGACTGCGTGGCGCTGCTTCTCTGGGAGATCAACGACGAGCTTTTCTAGCGCGTGGGCATCCAGGCTGTTGATTGGGATGTGATCCAGCGGGACGGACTCACTGGCCTCCTTCTCTTTGAAGAAGCGCCACATGGGGTGCGATAGGGCGGTATTGCCTCCGCGGACCCACCGCGCCCAGTTCTGGAGCCTGACGTGGATCTCTTCGTGCTCGGCTTTGATGAGGTTGTAGTCAACGTATGCTTTCATCAGCATGTGGGCTCCTTCTTCAGTTGCAGCGTTTTTCGATGCGGCGCAGGCGTTTGCCCATCACTCGCTTGAATTTCTTGAGGTACTCGACGTCGTGCTTGACGAGCTGGTTCTGGGTGTAGAGCCAGTCCACCTTGTCATCGCCGATGCGGGCGCGGATGCGCGGCAGGTACTCAGCCAGGTTGCCGCTCAGGTGCTTGTTGCATATGGAGCAGCCCTTGTGGATGTTCCAGAGATGGAACCGGACTGCTGACGCGGCGCCCACGGAACGCAGGTGCGATGCGTGCCACTGGCCATCCCATTCGGGGCCGCGGTCACATGAGCAGCAGCCCAAGTGCTTGTCGCGCAGACGGACGATCTTGTTGATGATGTCCTGGCACTCGGAAAGCCACTTGGCGCGTGGCTTGGCGGCCTCCTTGCGCCGGCGAATCTCAGCCTTCGCTACCCGGGCGGCCATGCGCGCTGCCTTGGCCTGGGCTCGCTCCTCCTTCTCGCGCTTGGCGATGGCGTATGGCTCTGCGCATTCGGCATGGACGATCTGGCTGGGGCGCTCGGGCGTGAGCTTGGTGCGACAGTGGGCACAGCGTGTGCGACGGAAGGTCATCAATGCATCCCTTTCGCCCGGCGTTCAGCCACCATCTGGCGCGCGATCGCATGCGCAGCGGGGCTGATGGGCTCCAGCCGGCGATCTGCTCGGCCGTTGCTGTAGCCGTGCCAGTAGCTGCGGCTCTTCTGCGTGTGGTCAACTTCAATGAACCCGAGGCCAGCGTGATAGCCAGCCAGGCATTCATCATCATTCAGCTCAACCAGGCTTGTGATGGGTTCCAGATAGTCGCTCATCGCTTTTCCTCCCACAGGTCATAGAACGTCACCCCCAGCTCGGACGCTGCGTAGGCCTCCACCCGGGTGCAGAACTCGGAGAACTCGGCCGTGCTCAGGTCGGCGCTGCTTTTGCCGATCACGTTGCCGTTGGGCAGCTCCTCGACCCCGATGAACATTTGCTTGAATGCTTCATGCCAGTTCTCGGCGCTGTGCATCCGGCCATCTGCTGTGGTGGCCTGCTGCGCGATCTGGGCCAGGACTCCACCGCCCCAGTAACGGCGGTTCTGCGCCTTCGTGCGCTTGCGGCGGCCAATGGTCAGCACCCACCGGCCGCCGCCCTGCAGCGCATCCCGCAGGAACGGGTACAGCTGCGACTGGATCAGGCTCCAGGCCTGGGCGCGGTTGTGCAGCTCCAGTTCGAGACGGTCAGTCATTGCGATCCTCCTTGGCGAAAGAAGGCGCGAGCACCTGGCGGTGGTCGATGGGCTGCGTTGCCCCCAGAGATAGCGCAACGGCCTCGGCAGCGGCCAAAGTCCCGCCATTGCTGGTGTAGCCGTAGCCATAGAAGAAGCTGGCGTACCTGAAGGCCTTCATGCCCTGGTGCTGGACCATCACATGGCGCGAACCGAAAATGTCGCTCTCCACCCAGATCTTGGTGGGCAGGATTTCGACCAGGGTCACTGTTTCGATAGGTGCGCTCATGCCTGAGCCCCCTTCCCCGCCCGCACCATGTCGGCCAGCTCGTCGCGCGCCAGGATGGTGTCGATTTCGGCCATGGCGCGGCGCAGGTAGATAGCTTGGCCCAGGGCCTCTTCGTATGCATGCTTGAGCCACTGGCGCAGCTCCAGCGGGTTCTGGGCCACCGTAGTGCCGTACTTGTGCAGGCCGAACTGCTGGCGTCGCGCGATGTCTTCGCAGACCTGGGCTTCGGTTCCGGTCGGGGTCATGCTTGCTCCTTCGGCGCCTGAGCAGCGGCACAGCGCAGGATGGCGAGCCGCATGCGGTCTGCGCGCTGGGATTCGTCGGGCACGTCTTCGACAAAGGCCTTTTTCATCCTCAGTGGTCCTCCGTCAATCGTCGCGCAGACCCAAGGACGTGTTTCTTCGGCGTGGTTGTGCTCCACGCTGATGCGCAGCGCGGCGGCAAGCTCGAATGCGTCAGAGCTGTAGAGCCTGGGGCTCCAGGGCTCGTAGTTTTCAAAGTGCCCACGGAACAGCTCCACTCGCTCGGGGAATTCCTGGCCGTGGTCCCAGGTGATCGTGATGCCAATGGCCCGTGCCGCCGCCTCCAGCATTTCGCGTTCGGTGCTCATGCCAGCCTCCACAGCAGTGAAGCGATCCAAACGAGCAAAACCGGGATCAGCGCAACCACTACAACAAAGCCATGTGCGATCGTGTCCCATGCGCTCCGCTGGGGCCAAAACAGAACTACCAGCCATGTGACGGTGATGCAGGCTGGGATATGCCACCAAGAGATGGTGATGCTCATGCTGCGCCTCCGATCTTGGCTGCTGCCTCAGGCTTGGCCCAAAGCGCCGCCTCAAGGAGCTTCCTCAAATCCGGGTGCATATTCCATCCCTCGCACGCGTCACCGATGGCAGAGCGCAGGGCCTTGTTCTCTGCGTCCAGGCCGCGCAGCACGGCGGCGATCCGCACATCCCCTTGGCGGCGCGGCCCCTTCTCCAGCATCTCCGCCAGCCTCAGCGACTCGCTCTGTGTCTCTGTCTTGCTCATTGCCCCACTCCTTTGTTGATCGGTTGAGTTACTGCATGTCGGGCGTGTAGAGCACAAGAGGCTCTTCGCCATGGGATGCGACGAACTGCTGGCTGTCGCGCTCGAACCAGAGGCCAATTGAGCCTTCCCACTCGCCATTGCGCTGCTTGTCGCAGATGAGCAGGCAGTCGGGCTCTTTCACGTCGGCTTCCTCGGTCAGCAGGCCCTCATCGCGCTTGCGCTCCTTGGGCTTGTTGCGCCACACGGCGATCACGTTGTCCACCTGGTCGGTGATGGCTCCCGAGCCCTTCATGTCGTACTTGTTGGGCTTGTGGTCCTCGCTCGCGGGTTTCTTGATGTGGTGGATCAGATGGATGTGAATGCCGTGGTCGCGGGCAATGGCGGTGAGCTCGTCAACGAAAAGCTTCTGGCCGTTGTAGTCGTCCTCGCCCTGCACGCACTTCATCAGGCTGTCCACGACGAAGTGAGTGACCTTGAGCTCAACCGCGGCGTAGCGGACCACGGCGCAGACTTTGGAGGCCGTCACGGTGCCCTGCTGGTCGTACAGCCACAGCTTGTTGTCGGTCCAGTCGCGGAACTGCTCGTAGGTGTCGATCAGGATGCGCTGGCCGTCGTCGTTCCCTGCATAGGCTGGGTGCGCTGGGTTTGTGCCAGACCACTGGCGGCCCATGCGCTCCAGCGTCTTGATGGGCTTCATCTCGAAGCTGGCGATTGCCACGCGCTCGCCCTGGCCGCACAGCGACAGCGCGACTTGCCCCGTCACCAGCGACTTGCCATTGCCGTTTGCCCCGCCCCACAGCGTCACCTCACCCGGGCGAAACTGCACCAACTGGGCCGTCTTGCGCCACGGCATGAAAGCCTGCTTTGCGCGGATCGGGTTGCGAATCCGGTCGATCAGCTCCTGCACCCAGGACGATGCCGGGAGCACCTTCTGCTGCGCATCGGTCTCGTGCTCGTAGGCAGCGAAATCGATGTCGTCAGGCGTGAATACGTTTGCCATTGCCGCCTTGCTCCTTCGTGTAAAACCAGATTTCGTCGGGCATGGCGCAGCACAGAATGGCTGGCTCAACTGCCCGGATTGCTTTGAACAAACGCTGTGCGCGCTCTTGCCCTCGGTTGGCTTCCAGTACCACGCCCAGCTGACGGCAGAACCGCACGTCCAGGCGTTCAGGGCTGTCTTCCTGCCCGACGACCACATGTGGTGTGAGCAGGCCGCTTGCCGAGCTCGGGATGCGGTGCCATTGCTGGGCAAGCTCGATTGCGAACTCGCTGTCACCGTCGATGACGTGGACCACGTCGTAGGGCAGCACGCCGTCGCGGCGCATCCTCAGCAGGGGGGTATGGCCGATCACACGAAGTTCCTCGGGGCGGTGTCTGCCCGTCCGCTGACCTGGGTGTGCTGGTAGCCCTGGCGTTGGTTCCGCACCCAGTTGCGCCACGTCGCGTGCCAGTCCGCTTTGCGCCCGTCCTTACCCGGCTTGGCAATCCAGAAATCGCGAAATGAATCCCCAACCTTTCCCATGTCCAGATCCGGGCGTTCCTTCTCTGCCCAGGTTTTCCAGTCATCAGGAAGGGTCCAGTCCGCCGCCAAGGCGGTGCCACGTGGCGACTTCGCAGAAGGAGCATCAATACTCTTCTGTTCCTGTTTCTGTTCCTGGTTAAGAAAGGGTTGGCTAACGGTTTCGGAAGGGTTAGAAATTTGTGGCGCTTCGATCTCAAGCAATGGACCGCAAACCCGCATGAAATCTAGCTTCCAGCCACATTCGTCTGGCACGCTGAGAGCGATCTTGGCGGCTGACTTGCGCTGGTTTGGGTTCTCCGGCTTGTTCCACTCCAAATGCTTGGAAATCCAGACCCATTTAGTGGTTGCGCAACGGTTAGCGAAACCATTGGCGAACAGTTCCTCGAACCCTTGGGCAACCCTTTCCAAAGGCCATCCCAAGTCTTCCGAAACGTACCCATCAGGTAGCCTGAAAACCCCTGCGATGGTGCTGTGAGAACACGTCAGCAGGTACAGGGCCAGAACCTTTCCGTCGTCCGTCATGCTGCTGGTCGTGGGGCTCGACCAGAACGTGCTGTGGACCTTCCCGTAATCTCGCATTTCGGCTCCGTATGTTTTGAGTTACTGCGAAGTTCCGTACTAGCGAGCAGCGCGGAAACCGAAGAGCCGCGCGAAGGTGCTCGGCTTGGACCTTTTTTCATCGTGGTCAGCAGCAGCCAGGAGGGTCTGCAGGGCGAAGTCCTCGAAGGACTTGCCGGACCTGTCTGCTAGCTTTTGAAGAGCACGCATGCGCTTCTGGTCAACGCCGGAGAAGTCCAGCGCCATTGGTTCATCGTGGGGATCAGACAAGTCCTGCATGGGATGTCTCCTGTGTTCTAGGCGTTCAGCAGGGCGCCAAAAGCGTTCCTGTCAAGCCCGTGGCGCTGCCTAGCATTGGCGGCATGACGACGCTCTTCTTCCATCAGCTCCTTGTCTGCCAAGGCCAGGAGTGCATCCAGCAAGGTCGGGGCCACAGCACCACCGTTGGACTTCATCTCAGCCCAGGCAATCAGCTTCTCGCGCTCTTCCTTGCTGGCGCGCAGCAGGCACAGGGGTTTGCGGATGAGGTCACGGTTTTGGTACGACATAGGAGGCTCGGGAACTTTGTTGTTGGGTTAGCGGGAGGTGGTTTTTTGCTTGGCTGTGCGGAACGGCCCAGGGAGGTTCTTCACGTTCCTCCGCGCCCACGCAGCGAGCACGCGATCAGCGACCTTGTTGCTCAAGGTCTCCGGCCACTTGTCAATGGCCTGGTAGGACACGCCGAGGGCCGAAGCAGCATCGCGCTTCGAGCCGCCCAGCACAGCTATGGCATCGGTTTTCTGGATCGTCATGCGTTCATTTAACCATAGTTCACGCACAAAGGAAACTATAGTTTTCTTGAAACAACCAATGATCACAACCATGGTTGATTACAGAGAGCGCCTGAACGAGGCAATGACCGCTGCAAAGATGGACACCAAGGAGCTTGCGAAGCGTCTTGGCGTGTCCTATCAAGCAGCGCGAAAGGTGGTTGAGGGTCTGAGCAAGACTTTCAGCGCCGAGAACAACGCCGTGGCGGCGCGTGAACTGAATGTGGCTTCTGACTGGCTTGCCCTTGGGGAGGGGCCAATGGGCCGCGTCCAGGTGATCGAGGTGCCAGCGCTTGCGCCATCCCGGCAAAACGAAGAGGACACGCTGATGGTTCCTTTGCTGGCGAACTCAGGCTCTATGGGCCAGGGCGATGACGGCCTTGATGGCGAGGTCTTCACAGGCGACCTGCCAATCTCGCGCTCCTGGCTTCAGCAGCGCATCCGGCCGTCCAGCTTGCGGGCGCTGAGGTTCATTCATGGCTACGGCGACTCCATGAAAGGAACCTACAACGATGGGGATGTGCTCCTGGTGGACACGGGGATCAAAGACCCAACGATTGATGGCGTATATGTGCTTGAGGGGCACGGGCGGGTTTTCATCAAGCGCGTGCGACAGAAGTACGACGGGAGCTTTGAGATCAGCAGCGATAACCCGTCCATCAAGACTGTGGATGTGCTTGATGGGCGCGAGGAATTGAACGTCCTGGGGCGTGTGCTCTGGGCTTGGAATGGCCAGAAGCTTTAAGGAGGAGTGCGATGAGGAAAATAGTGATTGGAGCTGTCGCCTGCCTGGCGTTGGCCGGCTGCTCGTACCAACTGAATCTCCAGCAGCGCGGAGGGCCTGTCACGGGTAAGGGTGTAGCCCATGAGAACGACAGCTCGGTAGAGATCACCTTGGGCGACAAGCTCTACCGAGGGCAGTATGTATTTGCCTCTGGAGACTCTGTTGGCTCCATGTTCGGCACAGCTGGCAAGGGCAAGAGCTTTGCTGGCTTCGGCTCTAGCTCTGGCGTTGGCGGCGGCAACTTGATCGCACGCGCGGCCGATGGATCGGGGCTGCGCTGTCAGTTCCAGTTCTCCACGACGAACAGCCAAGGATTCGGTGAGTGCCAGGACGATGCAGGCGCTACTTACGACCTACAGATTAGGATGTAAGGATGCGTTCTGATGACTTCGTAGCTAGAGGCGTCAGGGGAGTTGGTGTTTTGGTCCTCTGCGTCTCTTGGGTTGTTTGTGTACTTCTGCTCGGATGGCAGCTTTTCACATATTTGAAAGATGGAATTTGGATTCCGTCTGGAACGATGTCATCTCTAGGCGACCTACTCTCATGGAGATGGGCCAAGTACCCAGAGTCGTGGTTTGGACTTCATGAAGTTCTTGAATTCTTCAACTTCGGCTTCACTAGCGCTCTCATCGGCTCAGTTCTTGGCGCCAAGCTGATCAGCTTCGAAGATCATTGAAAGGCTGCTAGCCGCAGCGCTCAGCCTCCACAAATCCCCTGCCCGCCTTGAGCGGGCTTTTTTTCGTCCCTGCGATAACTTTTGTTCACTCTTCAAGAAACTATAGTTGACGGCATGCGAAAACTATAGTTCAATACACCCATCGCAGCAACAAACGCGAAACACCCCAGGCCAAGCGATACGGGCCGTAGCTGAACGATGCAGAGGCGGGGTTAGGGGCAGTGCCCTGGAGCGGGGTTGCGGCGGCGGGTGTCACGGGATCGGCCGGGCGCTGACTGTTCCAAGGGCTATCGATCAGCGC